GGTTTCACTGAGCTTCCAAAGCGCAGCAGGTGTAAGAGCCGTAAAGACTCGCATCGAGTGACCTTGATGGTCGCCCTCTGCAACTTCCATATCCCAGACAAACATAGGATTGCCTGCTTTAGAAGTTTCTTTGTTTACATCAACTACACTAACGACGTAATCGCCATCTGGAATGCAGAACCGCTTAGGGTCATTTGATTGTGGTTTCTTTGCAGGCTCCTGCTCGGTCAGGTCTACAACAAAATCTTGGTCCATATCTTCTGGATTCATGTGAATCTCCCTTGTTAAAAAAAGTTAAGTTAAGTATTATGGGAGAGTGTTTTCCTTTTAGGGGATTGAGCACTCTCACCTTTCTGGTGCTCATTCCTCTATTTCTTTTTGGAACTCGCCCCGGTTAATTTAAAGATCTCACTAAGGTCAGGATCCTCAACCTGTGCACCTAGCTTTTCTGCAAACGCGAACCCTCTAGTCTTAGCTCTGAATGGGCCTTTAGGTTGCGTTAGAAGTTTACGCTTACCTGTGTTGTCCACGTAGAGATACCAGACATAATCGACGTAACCCATCAGAGCTTCGCCAACCTTGGGTGTGAAGTATGGAAGGATTTCAATAATCTTCCCATCGTCATTAGTGATTTCCTTTGACAGTGCTGTCACGATGAAGTTGACATTCGCATCTCGGAACATGCGAAAGATTCTTTTCATCCTGGTGGAGTTGATACCGTAGTCACGCTGAGTAAGATCATCCAAAGATGTTCTGCTTTTCTTGGATGGGTTGTTTACTTCAGCATATACGATGTCAGCTAGGTCAGCTGTTTGGAACTCAGTACCTGAATCCAGAACAACTGTACGAACAGTCTCATAACCTTTCTCTTTGTTTACGACAGACCAGAAGATCCTCTCTAGGTCTTCGCATGTTTTGTGATTAGGTTTTCCATCATCATCTTTACCAACGGTTTCATATAGAATCCCATCGATGTGACACACCGATTGAAGTCCACCCTCCACGTCAATAAAGAGCACATCTTTCATGTGCGCTAGTTTTTGCAGGGTACCAGCAAGCGAAGTCTTACCTGCCCCTGGTTTACCGTGTAACTCCAGATTCACATATAGTTCAGCTTGGTTAAGTTTCTTAGGCGGCATAGTCTTCTCTCCTCTGAAATTGGTTTTTCAAATCTTCGGTATCTCGACCCTTCAAGTCTTCAATACAAATGTCTCTGAACTGGCAGAAGTTGCAGTTCATAAAGCCGATCGATCTCGGCGGTGGTTCAAACAATGATGATTGGGTTTTAATTTGCTTAACGCTTCTAATGAAAACCGTATCCCATGTTCGTTGTAGTTCTTCATCTGTTCTGAAAGCACGGGACAATCTAATAAACTCCATGTCTCTTAGCTTGTCTTGCATGTCTTCATAGTCAGCAACATTTAATCCGTTTTCGATAACGGTGTCCCGATACATTTCCCAGGTTGTAGTAATCTTAGCTTTGGAAAGTGTACCCTTCTTAGTCATTGCTGGTTTCTTAGGTGCAGTGCTTTTGATTTGGCCACAGATGGTACCTATTGGATCTATGCCAAGGTCAATAACATGCTTCATATAAACAGGTTTCTGGAGGTCTATCTCTTCAACCCAGTCAGCTTGGAAAGACTTTCTGAATTTAAAATCCCAAAGCCATACCTGCCCACTTGGTTTGTGACGAGCAACCCAGTCGATGTAACCGATGTATGAATCGCCATCATCAAGAGGTACTTCAACAGGGAACTCAATCAACGGTACCCCGTCTAGTTCAACTGTCTCCCAGTCTGACAATGGTAAAGATGCTTCAAACATCCTAACAGATGCAGTTGCATCTTCGATGAGTTGCTGCACTTCATCTATCTCGCCAGTGTCGAACTCCCCTTCACCTATGACAATCTCGTGATGGATGTCTTCGCCACGTAAGATGTTTTCAATCATCTTATGGCCAAGCTTACCGTAAGACATTGCTGGTGTGGGAGGAGACATAAGCCCCTCTACATATTTCAAGTGCCACTGGTAGTTACACTTGCCCCATGTACTGATTTGAGAAAAACTAAATTTTGTCATGTGTGTTTCCTAGTATGAAAATTTGTGTTTGATCGCGAAGCGTTTGAACTTACCCTTCTTTTCAACTTCGTGAATGTGTCCGTTATCAAGTAGCTTCTTGATCTTACGACTGGCTGTAGACCTATCTGCTCTTAAGAAAGTTTCTACTTCAGGAATAGTCTTTGGACCCTCCTCGAAGAACTTAATTAAAAGATCGTCGCCATCTGATTTATCAGAGTCTCGTAATTCAACCTGATAGCTCGGAGCCTTTGTATCAATATTAAAACCTAGTTCAATTTCTTCAGGGTTCTTAGATGATTTAAAGTGTCTCTTCATCTTAACATTGAAGTTATCAATAGGAGTTATTTGCCAACCTGTTTCAAGGAAGGCGTTAAGAAACTGTGAGCCCCACAATCCCTCTCGGTGTAAGTCACCACCTTTTTTTCTATGGTGTGCTAGAACAAAAGTAGTTCCGTGTTTATCTCGGATATCTTTCATGAACATCATTTGTTCAGCTGCACTGGCCATGTAGTCATCCGTGGATACAGTTGAATACAACGGGTCAATCAATACCAACGCTGGCTTAATCTCTTCGCATACTTCTGCCAAGGCAGCTGTACTTGAAGGGTCATCAAATCTAAGTTGTCTTTCGATATGCACATAGATGGGAAGATCTGGAGGCATATTCAATTTGAACATATCATTCTTGCAAGATGGTTGTACCAAGTTCAAACGGGATGAAGCGATTACTGCTAAACGTTCTACTGTTTGAGGGTGGTGGTCTTCTTGTTGCACAATGATAACTGGACCCTTCTTCTCAACAGGTATCTGATTTAAGAATGGCATACCAGATGCCACTGACACTGCTAGGTCCATGAGCAACCAAGTCTTATATGAACCGGGTGGGCTTACTACAAAAGCGATCGTGCTTTCAGGTAGCCAGTCTTTAACAGTCCACTTAACTGTGTTGTCTCCGAACATGGTCATGTAGTCATTGAAGCCCATCAGTCCAAACTTAAGTTTGTTCTTTGGTTTCTCAATGTCTTTATGAAACTTCTCTTCTTGAACGTTACGTGTATCACTACGTTTAATTGAATCTACTGTTACACGAAGCTCAGAGTTTGGAAGTGGTGGGTTATTCTTTCTATTCCAATCCTGTAAGATTGAAAGAACCACACGCTCAGTTAAACCCTTGGCAATAAAGTATCCAGCTAGTCTAGCACAGATGTCATTGCGCCCGCCCTTGGATACACCTTGCAAAGCTTTCATAACCCAGTCAGGGTCTTTGCTTTTTAACCTCTCTTCTTTTTTCTTCTCAGGGGTATTCATAAAAGCCAGTGGGAAATTCCCAGGCTTACCTTGTTTAACCCACTGGTAATCTCCCCGCTGAGTGACAGAGGGAGGCACCACGACCATCCCTCCATCACCCCTAACATCTATTCCATCAACTCCAACTTTGTTTGGTACCCTAGAAACCCCGGTCGGGTACCGATAGAATAAATGATAGCCCCCACTTCCAGTGCGACTCACCAAGTCGGTAGGATATAGTGCTATGACTTTTTGGTACTTATCCTCCGCTGACAAATCACCCCTCTGGTCAATGTCGAGAACCACAAGGTTAGACCTCTTGCCTGTGATCAAACCAATGTTCTTTTCCTGAAAGTCTACGGTGTCCCACTGGTTTGTACTCTGTGTCCAGTTGTTATGTATTGGACGCTTGCCCAAACGCTCAACTGGAATGACATAAAGACCCTTGCTTGTGTACTCTTCGACAATTGAGAAATCCATGATATCCCCCTATCAACATTAATTAGTGCTGTCAATAGCTGTTAGGCATAAGCTAGACCTACGGAGTTATTAATGATCGACATCTTTGACATCAAAGCTTTCGTCACTAACTTATCCATAGGATGCTTGGCAGTTAGGATGTAGTAGTTGCAGGGGAACTTCTGTCCGATTCTGCAAATCCTATCTTCTGCTTGGAGATTATCACCAGGAACCCATGACAAATCTACGAAGAGCATATGACTTGCCTTCGTTAAAGTTACGCCTGTTCCCATCGCCCCAATCGTACCAGCAATGCCCTTCAACTCCCCATTCTGAAACTGTTTAATATATTCATTTCTCTTACTGGCA